CCTGAATTGTTCAAACTTTGGCTGCTTAAAAAAGGCATCAACCCAGAAGCCACGGCAAATGCCGTTTATAATCAATGGGGCGAGTTAACCCAGCAGGTTGATAGTGATTTTAATTTAAAACAAAATCCAAATACACTTCTATACAGATACCTTGCTCCTCACGCTCAAGAAATTCCTTTAGAGGGAAGACCTTTTGTTGTTTTTGGCATTCCATGGACCGGAAGCAGACGTAACAACACTTTACAGTTTGAAAGATATGGAGTTGATGTTTCACGAAAAACCGGAAAGCCTTGGACTGTTGACGTAGAAAAAAACAATGTTGATGAAAGTGGAAGGCAATACATTCCTACTGGGCAGGTTGATGAAGAAAGGGTTGATGCTGCTAAAAAGCAGGCGGAAAAAATGGGACTTACTCCAGAAGAATTTGAAAAAGCACATCGTGCAAAAGAAGCCGGAGCGCGTGACAAGATAAAACAAAAACTGAGAAGTTATTTCAATTTGAATGAAATAATTGAAAACTCACGAGTTGGAACTGCTAACTTTGGAAGACTTCTTGGAATTTCTGCAGACGTAAGAGACATCGCAAACATGGCAGGAGTGACTCCTATGAAGCATGTGGACTCACAAGGAAGATTCTACACAGATGACGAGGTGACCGAGATTGAAGGTCAGAAATATACCAATGAGTCACTTGAGCCAATCCTTGCCAGACAGCGTGCAGAAGAAAAACACTACGCTAGTAATGCCAAAAACTTCCAGATGGCTGCCAAAGTTGAAGAGGACCTCAAGAAAAACCCTGAACTAAGGCTAAAGTTGGAGGCAATGTTTTTCAAGTGAACGTATCTTCAATCATAGAGAAGATGACGGAGCATCCCGTCCTTTCGAAGCCAAGCGAGGAAACTCTACGCAACCTGGTTGACAAGAACGGGGTGGAATACGTATCAAAACTCATACAACTCCGTGAGGACAAGATAAAGGCCGAAAAGGAAGACCCTTACAGGCACGGCTACGAGCCGTTCCATTGGGAAGAGGCTGACAATCTGCTGAAGGAGAAGGACGAACTGCTAATCCTTGGAGGCAATCGTGCAGGAAAAACCGAGTATGCCGCCAAAAGAGCCATTTACACGCTCGTCAACAAGCCCAACGCAATCGTCTGGTGCATCCACACCACCTCAATGTCGTCAATCCAGATGCAGCAGAACGTCATCTGGAAGTATATTCCGTCAGAATACAAGACTCTCAAGAAGGGAAGGGTCACCAACATCCAGTATTCCCTCAAGAACGGCTTCTCCAACAACAGTTTCGTGTTCCCGAACGGCTCCCAATGCATCTTCATGAACTACGCACAGGAGAAGGTGGTCATCGAAGGCGGCGAACCGGACTTCATCTGGTGCGACGAGTTGGTCCCGCTTGACTGGGTGCAGACCCTGCGCTACCGAATCCTCACCAGACTAGGCAAACTGCTCATCACTTTCACTCCCATCACGGGTTTTTCGCAGGTCGTCAAGGAATATGTCAGCGGTTGCCGCTTTCTGAAGACGGAAAAGGCCGAATTGCTGCCTCAGAACATCATTCACGTGACCGGGTGCCCCAAAGGACACATGCCTTTCACGGCTGAAAGCCGAAACAAGAACCAGGGCATCATCTGGTTTCACTCAAAATTCAACGTTTACTCGTCTTTCGAAAGAATGGCGAAGGAACTTTCATCCAAAACCGATTATGAAAAGAAAATCAGAGCGTATGGCTGGGCGCAAGCCCTCGTCGGGTCGCAATTCCCGCAATTCTCGGAAGTCCACATCGTCAAAGACGAGGACATCCCGAAAGAAGGCACAAATTACCTTTCAGTTGACCCCGCAGGAGCGAGAAACTGGTTCATGCTCTGGGGCAGAGTCACTCCTGACGGGAAAATTTTCATTTACCGAGAATTCCCAGACGAAAGTTACGGAGAATGGGCATTGGCTTCAGAAGACCCTGATGGTCGTGAAGGACCTGCTCAAAGGTCTGGGGCTGGGAGGGGGCTCGACGAATACAAAGCCCTGATTCTTGAACTTGAAGGCGAAGAAAAAATCACGGAAAGGTATATCGACCCGAGGGCGGGGGCGACCCAAGCCATTGGACATCAAGGAGGCACTTCTCTTATTGAGTTGCTTGGTCTTGGTGAGCAGCCTATGTATTTTAAGCCTTCTGCTGGCATTAAGATAGACCAAGGCATAGCCATCATCAACGATTGGCTGTCTTATGACCACGGACAACCTCTGTCGGCAATCAACCAACCCAGATTGTTCATTTCGGAAAGGTGTCAAAACCTGATATACTCCATCCGTGAGTGGACAGGGCAGGATGGTGAAAAGGGTGCTACAAAAGACCCGATTGACTCTTTGCGTTATCTTGCCGTAATGGACCCGGTGTTTGAAACTCCAGAACTATACAAGCCGTTGGGCGGAGGTTCTTATTGATTTTTTGAACATTTAAAATACCTACAAAACATGTCTGAACAATCTTGGGGAGTGCCTCCCGACAAAATCGCTTACGCAAGCGAAAAGCCTGACATTCAGTATCTCAATGACGAACTGAATCGTTCTCTTTACTACGGAGGCAACATGAGCCGACTGACCACCTCGGACGACCAGCGCATGTGCCGCTGGGAAGGTCAGAGCGATGATGGCAAGAAACACGAGGAATATCTCGGATTTGAGCCGTTTCCTTTTGAGGGTGCTTCTGACGTTAGAAACAGGCTGATTGACAGCACAATCAACCAGTTGGTGATGCTTTGCATGACTTCTTGGCAGAGGGCGAACATCAGAGTCAATGGAATTGAAATCAATGACGCTGAGAAGTCGGCGGCAGCACAGACCCTGATGCATTGGATTGTAAATAACCGTATCCGTGCAGAACTTGAACGTGAAGCCGAACTTTGGTGCCAGTATGCTTTCCAGTTCGGATGGTCAGCCATTCATGTCGGATGGGAAAGACGTGTTGCCGTAAGACCCGAGAAAATCACCACGCAAGACATCGGAGCCGCAGCCCAGCAGGGCAACGGAATTCTGATGAAGGTCTTTGAGACCATCCAATCCGGGGTTGCTGACGACCTGGCAAAGTTGATGATTTCACAGGCTCTCGGATGCTCCGAGAAGGAGGCGAACTCGATTTTGAATGACCTCATAAAGAACGGAGAAGCCTTCTACAATCAGCCTTACATCCAGAAGAACCTTCCCGTCGTCGCCGCCTTGAAGCCGTTTGACGAAATCGCCTTCCCTCCGGAAACTGTCGAACTGCAGGAAGCCAGAATGATTTTCAAGCGGACCTTCATGAGCGAGGTGCAGATGAAGAGCGTCGGACTGACCGAAGGTTGGTCGCAAGAGTTCATGGAGGAAGCGGTGAATACCGCCGGTAAGTCAGGGTATCTGCACGACTCGAACCTTATCCCGCTTATCAACTCAGTTCCCAATGCCGTCGAAAAGGCCAACAATCTCATTGAGATTGTGTATGCCTACGCACGCCAGTTGGACAAGGATGGGAAGTCTGCAATTTACTACACGGTTTTCTGTCCTCAGACGCAGAACGACCTGTTCGGGAAGCATGAAGTCCTTGATTACGCTCACGGAGAGTATCCTTTCGTTGAACTGCGTCGTGAACGTCTTCGTCGTCCAGTAGTCGAATCCAGAGGCGTTCCGGAAATCCTCTTCACCGACCAGGAAGAACTCAAGGCGCAGCACGATGCCGCCAGAGACAGGACGGCGTTCGAAGTCATGCCTCCGATGACTTGCAGCAGAAGACTTGCAAGCAACCAGAGAATCGGGCCCGGACAGTTGCTGCCCGTCAACAACAAGGACGACTACGCTTGGCTTCCTCCGCCCAGCGGAACTCCCGCAACCGCCTTCAACCTGATGGACAGGATTGAACTCAAGGTCGCCCAGCAGTTCGGACTGTATCATCCCAACGTCGTGCCAACGCAGACCCAGATGACGCAGCAGTATGTGGTAAACAACTTCTTCCTTTCTTGGTCACAGGTATACCGACAGATGTTCTGTCTTGCGATGCAGTATATGCTCCCTGAGGAGATTGAAAGAATCGCAGGAGTCCCCCTTGCGGCAACCGGAATTGAAATCAACCAGATGTTCGATTTCTCGGTCAGATTCGACGTTCGTGAACTGGACACGGCCTATGTGCTTGAAAAACTCAAGGCCATCAATCAGTTCGTTTTGCCGATGGACACGGGAGGCAACATCGACAGGGCCAAACTAATCAAGGCAACTGTTGATGCAATTGCTCCAGAAACCGCCCACAACATCTTCATCGACCAGCAGACCGCCACGCAGAAGCAGTATAAGGAAGTTCAGAACGACCTTGCGTTGATGATGCTCGGGCTTGAGGCCCAGTATGTTGAGAACGACCCGCAGGCTGGTGTCAAGATGCAGGCCATGCAGGACATTCTATCCAAGAATCCAAAGGCACAGCAGATGGCTCAGTCTGATGGAGTGTTCCAAGCCCTTCTTCAGAACTATCAGAAGAATCTCCAGATGAGCGTCATGCAGCAGCAGAATGCTCAGATTGGCAGAACTGGCGTTACTCCTGTTGGAGACGAACTGAGGCAAAAGATGGAATCTGGCGAACCCATTGAGCCTCAGTAACTTACATGACAAAAGAACAGAAAGAAAAGATTCAGAACTCCCTGGTTTTCCATAATTCAGACGTTTGGGATTCTGTCTTTCTAATTATTGACGAGTCTGTGAGAGCAGAGATTGAAATCGCCATCGCACAGTCAACTGATGAGTCAAAGAGGTCGCATCAATGCGGACGTGTTGATGGAGTCATGGCCCTCAAGCAACTTTTGATTGACACAAGAGAAGCGGCGTTGTCCAACGCCAAAAGAAAATAAAGTTGACAAACTAAATTTTTAAACTTCTTTAATTTTAGTTTTCTGGGTTTTCTCAAAACCCTGTAAATAAAAGTCTATGGATAACCCCCCCGCTGATAACGGTGAAGCGCAAAACCCCGTGGAAAACGATGTCGGAGTCGTAAACAACCCCACCGATTTCAACTCAATGTTGAATTCAATCCTGTTCTCCGATGAACAGAATTCAGAGAATCCGGAATCTGCGGAAAATCCCGGAGAAGCCCAAACAGAAGACAAGGAAGTTGCTGAAAGTGAACCGTCCCTGCAGGACGAAGTAGCGGCAAGCGACGACCCCCAGGCAGAGGATGGCAGTCAAGACGTTCTTTCACAAGCAGAAGAGCAGTCCGAACCCGAAGTAAAGTCCGAGGGCTTCCAGAAGCGTATTGACAAGTTAACCTACCTGCGAAAGCAGGCTGAAGAACAGGTCGAGAAACTGACGGAAGAGGTCAACTCTTACAAGACTAAAATCAGCGAACTTGAGACGGCGGCCTTGGCCCCCGAACCTACTCCTGAAAATCCTTTTGCCGACATCGTTGATGAGGAGAAGGTCAAGTCCGAGTATGAGCAAGCGAGGAAACTTCGGTATATGTGCGAGGAAAACCCGAACGGATTCCAGATTGGCGAAAGCCATTATGGTCCTGACGAGGTTCACAGAATGAGAATCAATGCTATGAGGGCGATGGAGGAGCACCTCCCCCGTCAACTTCAGTTTATCCGTCACAAGACGGATTTTGACAAGCAGGCTCTCAATCAATATCCTTGGTATAGCAAGCCTGATAGCCAGGAATACAAGTTGGCGCAGGAAGTCTTCAAGAACTTCAAGAACTTCAAGAACTTCCCAGACCACAAGTTGTTCGTTGGCGATTACGTTGCCGGACTGATGGCGAGAACCGCAAAGACGATTAAGAAGCCAGCCGTAAGGTCGGCTCCCAACGTCCAGGTCAAGCCTACTTCTGCTCGCACGGCTTCTGGCAACATGGACACAAACTCCAGAACCGTCGCTTCACGCTATGCTCAGACCCAGAGCCGTGATGACCTAAAAAGGGCTGTGTCTAAATTCCTCTAACCCCTAAACATATACTACTATGTCTCAACTGTTCGAACGCGACCTTTCCCAGGCCAATAAACTCGGCCGCCGGGAAGAAATCGCCAACCTCATCTCCCTCGTCGATGCGAAGGACACCCCCTTCACGTCTATGGCCCGAAAGGGTTCTCAGCCCCAGCAGACTTTCTTCCGCTGGCAGGTTGACTCCCTCCCGGACCCCAAGACTGATGGTGTCGTCGATGGCACCGACGTTTCCCAGGCCGACTACGACAACTATGTCCGCAATACTTCTGGTGGCACCACCAAGCAGTATCGTGCTGAACTCGGCAACTTCATCCAGATTTTCAGACGCTCCACGAGAGTCTCGAAACTCACCCAGTCCAGCGTGACCAACATCGCTGGCGTTAAGGATGAACTCCAGAACAACGTCTCCAAGGCCATGACCATGCTCAAGCGTGACATGGAAAAGACGATGTGCTCCAGCAACGCTGCTCAGGCTGAAAAGACCGTCTCTGGCTCGCTGGTCCCCTACAAGACCCGTGGACTCGACAAGTGGCTGGTCAAGGCTGCCGACAAGGACACCGCTGAAACCGTCGCCACCCCTCCCGACGAGTTCTGCCTTCCTTACAGCGCCACGGACGCTACCTCGTCCTCGCTCGTTACGGGCAACCTCGCTGACCTCACCGAGACGACCCTCCAGAACGTCCTCACGTCCATCTACAAGCAGACCGGTCAGTATAAGACCTACGACTGCCTTGCTGGACCTCTGATGAAGCGTGCGTTCACGAACCTCGTGTTCACGAACCGTGAGTCCACGGCTACGGCCCCCCTGGAGTCCACCCGCAACTTCAACCGTGATGCCACCTCCAGCACCTACACGTCGTCCATTGACGTGTTCGACGGAGACTTCGGACAGTTGAGAATCCACCCGTCGCTGTTCCTCAAGAACTTCTCGGTCGGATACATCATCCCGTTCGACCTCGTGGAAATCCGTTACGGCGGTAACGTGGCTGAAATCACGTCCCTGCCCGACTACGGCGGTGGTCCTGCCAGACTCATCGAGGCTGTGGCTGCTCTCTGCGTCCACAACCCGCTGGCGTTCGGCAAACTCGACCTCACCTAATCGGTAGGTGTCAGACATTTTCCAAAGTCTGGCTGATGCAATTCCCTCCCACCTCCGCAAGGAGGTGGAGAGGGAACTCATCAATGGGTGGAAACTCAATGAAGTGAAGGATGCTGCCGAAAAGAAGCGGCTTGGCATCTTCCACAAAAACGCAGTAGCAAAGCCAATCGACGGCATCGGGGAACTCCAAGGGAGCATCCCTCTTTCATCTTTTCATTACTGGGGTCAGCGGCTCGGATACGAATGCTGGGAAGACAAGCAGTTCGTGCGTGAATTCCTCCGTGACAACCCAGAACTTGCGGTCAGAAACAGGCTCAAGCGAACCATGGTTCGTGGAGCAGTATTTACCTCAGACGGATATCTTACATGAGACTTGTTGACTTTGAAACCATTCTCGTCCAGTCCCTCCAGGTGTGCGGACTTGACAGAAGCAATGTGACTGATGAGACTTTTTATCAGTTTAGAGACTTTGCTAACAATAGGCTTAGATTTGCATATGAGTATGACATCTGGCCTGAACTTGTAAGGACAATCAAGTTGGCTGTAACTCACTCCAATGAAGTGCACTCCGTCGTAATCCCTAACGACGGCATCATTACTAATGACGAAGGGACGTTCAAGGTTGACATTGGCACAATCATGCAGGTCACCCTTGAAGACCCGAGAACCACGGGGAAGGTTCATGAACTTTCATTCAGCATTGACGAATACGAGCAGTTGATTTCTGGCAACGTGTTTGAGACTGTCAAGAGACTGATTATCACGGACAAGGATGCGTCCTATGTCTATGTGACCTATCGAATCAATTGCCCAGAACTTGTCGGCAACATCTGGTCTGCTGGAACGTATTATCCCGGACAGCAGGTGTATTGGGCCTACCAGAACAATTCTTACTTTGCACCTACCACCGGGCCTTCCTATGCTGGCAAGAAAGGCAATTTTTGGAAGTGCATAACTCAGACTTCAGCATCTCCTAACGTCAATAACAACAGCAATCCTTCTGCTGGAGATGTATGGGAAAAGGTCAAGATTCCCGCATTTCTGAGTCAGTATCTGATTCGGGCATGCCACGCAGACTGGCTTCGCTCAGAAATGCAGATTGAAATGGCTCAGGCCGTTGAGCGTGAGGCTATGGCTTTGCTTGACTTCGAAGTTAACAAGGCAATTATTCAGCAGGGTGTCCAGCCCAGACTCAAGTTTAACCAAACCTACTAATCATGTCCTCATTCGTCAGATTTTCCAGCCCTTTTCTAAAGGGTCTTACGCAGGCTAACACCTCCGTTACCGCAACCACCGCAGGTGCCGCCGTCACTCTTCTTGCCAAGGCTGAACCCCACGAACGTCGTGCGGTTGTCATCGTGCAGAACCAGAACACTACCAACTATGTGTATCTGCTCCTGAATGACAGCAATACGGTTGGACTTCTTGTTCCTCCTCTTGGAGCCGTCACGTTTGACAACTACAACGGCATCATCAAGGCGTATGCTTCTGCTACGTCCATCGTTCACGTCGCTTACGCCACCGCCTAATGAGCATCACTATCATTGGAGGAGGAATTGCCGGGATTACTGCTGAGACTGACCCTACGGCACTCAAGTTGACTGGCGGAACGCTGTCTGGAAAGTTGACTTGCACCACAAGTGCGTCACTTTCTGGAATCAACGTCGGGACTGTGGGGGCAACGCCTACGACGCTGACGAACGGCGACATTTGGATTGGAGATGCACTCAACTTCAGGAACTCTTCTGGAGCAACCAGACAGGTCTTGGTGAACAACACAGCAAACCTCGTCTCGGCTTCGACAACTGTTAGCCCGGTGATGACGATTCAGCAGAACGGGTCCACTTCAGGCGTAGGTGCTTTGGTTGTCACAAACTCCTCTCCTGCAAACGCAGTCCGCATCACTCAGACTGGAAATGGCAACGCCCTGCTTGTCGAGGATTCCTCGAACCCTGATAGCAGTCCGTTCGTAGTCACCGCAAATGGGCAGACTGTAATCGGCAGTCTGACTCCGTATTCAACGGCAAGCCTTACTGTCACCGGTGGAGTTTCTCTGGAAAGCGGAAGTTACTTCGTAAGAGTGGACAGTCAGGGCCCACAACTTCAAGGAAGTTTGAGACTGTTCAATCAGTCCACGCAGAACAACTCAGGAAGCCAAACTAATACGGATTACCCTTACGAATTCGTTGTAGAAATAAACAACACCGCTTGCTACATCCCTTATCGCTACTAACATGATTACTATCCTTATCTGTCTCGTTCTTGGTTTTGCTGGCGGTTTCTACGCTGGCATCAAGAACGCCAATTCGTCAAAGGTCGGCAAGGCCAAGGACATTGTTGACCTCATCAACAAGTAATGCCAATCCAGCCCTATGCAACTGACGGGGACCAGGGGTTCATTGGTTTGAACTCTAGGGATAACCCCGTCACGTTGCAGCAGGGTTTGGTTACGAAGTCCCAGAACTTCAGATTCAACAGGGGCATAGCAGAAGTCAGAAAGGGCGCAAAAAGATACACATTTGAAGCCCTCGTAGGTCAGACTGTTTTCGGTTGCTGCACCTACACCAATTCAAGCGGCAATGAAGTGTTTGTTCTTGTCGTGTCTGATGGGCTTTATGTGTATGACCCGGACACCAATACTGAGTCAGTAAAAATTCAGTTTCCAACTGGAGAGACTATTTCGTCTTCTGATTTGGTTGACGTTTATCAGGCTCAGGGTTCCGGATACGTCTATATCACCAGAGGATTCTCAAAGACAACGCTAAGGTGGGACGGGCAGGTTCTTGCTACTGGACATGTTGTTGTTCCGAGCAATACTGCTCATCACAACTATCCGAATTCAATTCACGCAATCTATTACGGAAACAGGCACATTGTCCAGATTGACCAAAACACCATCAGGGTAAGCCACTACCTTGAGGACAACAAGTGGTCTGCTCTGGACATGTTCAGCATCAGCGACGGAAGCAATGACAAACTTGTTGCCATTGCCCCATGGACTTTGAACGAGTTCGTCATATTCATGCGAAACTCGATATTTTACGCCTCCGTAGGAGTCGGAGCCTATCTGTTGAGTGACCCCGCCACAGAGGACAACTCCTATGTAAAATCGTTGGCTACTGATATCGGCTGTCTCGCAAAGAGGTCGATTGTTCAGGCTGGCGGAGGCATCCTGTTCCTTTCTGACAATGGAGTTTACCTGCTTAACCCTTCTTCCGCTAATGGTGCTTCACAGGCTTCCCCAGAGGGGGTCAGACTTCTTACTCTTTCTGAGCCTGTCTCTGCTCCTATTGATGATGTAATTCAAAGGATTAACTACAATTACGTCCAGAACGCCTGTGCAATCTATTGGGAAAACAGATACTACCTTGCCGTTCCTCTTGATTCTTCTGAAGTCAACAATGCCGTCCTTGTGTTTAACTTCATAAATAAGTCATGGGAGTCTGTTGACGTATATCCTTCCGGGTTTGACATTCACAGATTCCTTGTGGCAAAGAAAGGAAACAGAAGAAGGCTTTGGGCAGTTGATAAGAATGACGGCGTTTTTCTGTTAGAAGAACTTAATTGGGATGAATATGGCGCTGGAGTAGGAACTCCAAAATTGGATGACCCTTTGTGCAGACTTGACACCGAAGGGTGTAGATTTACCACTACATCTTATACTCCAAACACCATTCAAGGCATTCTTACCACAAGGGCATACACATTCCAGACTCATGAAGACAAGAGGTTTTCTACTGTTAAGAGTGACTTAAACTTCAATGAAAGCGGAGAAATTGACATTGACTTTATAACGACCAATCCAGATACTGAAACTGGATTGATTGCCTTTTCTCCCATAAGCAACGAGGATTACCTTCTTCGGCTTCCTGTCAGAAAAATTGCCTATTCATCACAGGTAAGATTTACAGTCAATTCATACAGACCTACAATCCGTTCAGTCCAAGTTGACGCAATCAACGTAGGACGAAACACCGCAACCAAACCCTAATGCCTAAAATCAAATCTCCAGAAACCTTTGCCCCGAATCAAATTTTGGCGGCAGCCGACCTTCAGAACCATGTTGATGGTTCTTATCCGCTTCCCGGGTTTGTTACTGAACAGACCGCAATTGCCGCAAATGGCGTCGCTTCTGGAGACCTCGTTGTTATCAGCGATGTAAGTGACTCTGATGCCTTGAAGAAGGCAACCGTTTCTGACATTCTGAACAGCGGCGTTGCAATCACCACTTCGCTTATCAACGGGTCCGCTTCTGCTGACATCGTGATTGACCCTGTTTCAGGACAGAAGGTTGACGTTGCCGGACCTCTCAACGTGGACAGTCTTACTGTTGAAGGCACTACTGTTCTTAGTGGAAGTTTGACAACGAATGGAGCGATGTCGTCCTCTACCGGAACTACCACGGTTTCCGACAATCTGACCGTTTCTGGCAACATCACAAGCAACGGAACTGCCAATTTTACTGGGGTTTTTCATGTAAATGGAGCAACCGCTTATGTTCTTACTGAAGTAGTTGAAGAGACCATTGCGAAATTTACGGCTACTAACAATGCCCAGGCATACGTTGTTCACACCACCGCCTCATTTACGAAGCCTTCCGATGAGATTTGGGTATATGAAGTAGAGGCCAATACCATGGGTGGCGCTTCATCTGGAAAGTGCCATATCAGAATCACGAACGATACTGACACGCTAAATTATGCCGTGTCTAACTTTGTTTCAAACTCAGCATATTGGTCACAGAATCACAATTTCAAGTGGGTGATTGGAACTGGAACTTCCTATACTGGCACTTACATTGTCAGAACTTATAATGCCATTTCTGGGGTCGTATTTGGACCTGTTGCCGCTGATTATTCATCTGCTGGATATCAGTCGCACGATTCAATCAACAAGTTCAGAATCTACAAATACAAGACCGCCTGATGTTGTTTTCTGAGATTCTTGAGTTCGTAATATCCAACCGAGACAAGGGTCGAAGCGGGTCGTTTGAGTTTGCCGACAATGTTCTGGCATCCTATGTTGCTTGGGCATTTAGGATGGATTACCTCATTACTACCCACAGAGGCGGAAAGTTGACAGGCGTGCTGATTGCAGCCCCGCTAAACAAGGGGTTCAGTCCAGAACAGGACAAGTTGTTCAGTTTTGACAGACAGATACCAATAGGGGAGGAAAAAGACCACCCGCTTGGAATCCTTGACTTTATCTGCACAGACCCTGATTCACGCAAAGAAATGATTGAAAAACTGCTGTTGCGGTTTGATAATTTCGTCAACCAAGACAAGTGGGCAATGAGGTTTGGCGAAGTAGTCAAACTGCCCAACCGTTACTTTAACCACTTTTACTTTATCTGACATGGGAAAATCTTCCTCCAGGCGTTCTGCCCCGCAAATTGGCGGTGCATATACTGAAAATGACATTGCCGCATATCAGGCTGAAATGCTTGGCGCTCCAGTTGCACAGGCCAAGGCGATTCCTGCTGCTGTTGCACTTGAAAGAAGGCTGCTTCCAGAACTTCAGTCTTATTACTTTGACACCCTTGGTGCTTCTACGGGAGGTCTTCAGTCTTTTTATGACCAGATGCAGGCAAGAAGCATCGCATCTCAGCAGGGTTATGGAACTGGTCTTGTAGGTGCTTATGGTGCGATGGGTTCGGCTGCTACGCAGCAGGCTATCGCAGGACTTGACCCTGCTGCTCGTAGAAACTACGAACTGATGCAGGGACAGGCTGCTGATGAACTTGCCATGGGAACGGCATTGTCTCCGCAGGAAGCAGAAATCGCAAGAGGAGCCGCAAGAGCCGCCGCAGAAGCCCGTGGTCTTCAGTTCAGCAGACAAGGTGGCGACCTTGAGGTTCTCAACACCTACAACATGGGTCTTCAGAGACAGGCCCAGAGAAGGCAGTATGCCGCTGGAGCACTTCAGACGGCACAGGGAATGCAACAGTATGGTGGTCAGGTTTATGCCGCCCCCGCCATGCAGGGGTCGTCAATTTACTCTATTCCTGGAATGATTTCTGGCGCTGAAGGCGTGGTCGCTGGATACGGACCCAGAGTGCTTCAGCCAGAGTCTCAGTATATGTCTGACCTGAGAACCTCCAGAATGCAGGGTCAGATGGCTGCCGACCAAGCCGCCGCCACGAGAAGTGCCGGTGCGATGTCCGGAATCGCCACGCTTGGGGCCGCATTGATTACCAAGTTCTGCTGGGTTGCCCG